CTGATCTCCTACATACTGTTGGAACAAACTAGACAAAGCATCTTGTGCTATCTCTGCTTTGATAGGTTCTACCTTCATGATGCGATCAAACATTTCATTGTACGCAGCTTTGTTTGCTGTGGTCATACTCTGGTTTTGAGCTAAGAATACAGCGTGTAAATCCTGTACAGATAGGTCACCATCATATACTTCCATAGCTGCATCAAGAGATTGTTTTATCTTGCGCACATCTTTTGTAAAGATTTTATCTGGACAGCGAATTCCTTTGTGTTGATCGTAGAATTCACGATTTAGTAGGCTTTTTAGTAGAGCTAGTTCCATCGGTGTCTCCTTGATTCTTACGGCTACGCACTAAGGCACGTTGTCGCTCCTCGTCTGTCATCTGACGTATCACATCCTTGGTTGCGTAGTCAACTACGATTCCTGTATTCCATCTGTCTCTCTCTTTAATTGCATCCTCAAGCCTATCAAAGAGTCGTGGTTCAGGGTAGTTATAAAACTGTGTAGGGTTGCGTGGTACATACATCCACTCGCCATCTACATCTATCATTATTGCATACTTCATCTGACTCAATCCTTTTTTATATAACCCTCTATAAAGTCATACACTACCTGCATATCTAAACTAGCAGCAGCACAATAGAGTACGAGTTTAAGTCCCTCACTAGCTAGTGTCTCACGTACCTCCTCATCTAGCTGTACTGTAAATGTAGCTGACCCATCTTGGTGTTCTTCTACATTTTCTATGACGATCTTTCCTGTCATTTTATTTCACCTTTTATACAAACTAACTGTGTTCCTTCTTTTGGTAAGGTATCCTCTAACAAATTAAACTCATTGAAGCAGTCATAGATAGATTCGTAGGTACCAATCTTTTCTACAGACGGTACACCACTGTGAATCCAAACTAAGACCAACATCCACATCAGTCTGCGTAAGCTCTTAAGGCTTCCCATGCTACAGGGAATAGTGTCATCATCTGATCCTCTACTAGTTCAGCTACCTCACGAGACTCTGCTTGTGTGTCAGGCTTACAGCGTAAGTTACACATGTCAGCAAAAGCATCTAAGCTACCTGACCAGTGCCACTCTGTCATCATTGACTGTGGTAAAATCATCCGTGCTTGCTCAGGACATACACCTTTCGATAGTAAATACTCATAGTCTATCTTACTACTACGTACCATGTTCTTTGCTAGATCAGGATTAAGATCAAGATCACCTCCACTACCCTGCTTCTTATCGTCGCTAGCCTTGCGCCATGCATCAGGTACATAGAACTCTGGTGCACTGTTAACGTAGCGGCGGCTGATCTCATTCCAACGTAGGAACTTATGCTTGACTAACTGCCGTGCCACAAAGACTGGAGCACGTACATGAAAACTAGCAAAGCAATGCCCGAAAGGAGAAGTATGCTTATGCCGTGCCAAGTAGTAAATAAGTTTTCTATCTTTTTCAGCAAGTTGCCCATTCTCATAACTGCTCTTCTTTCCAAATGATACACGGGCTGCATTGACTACAGATAAGTCACCTCCCATGTGATTAATATATGTTACGTCAATCACTTAGTATCTCCTTCAACTTTATAATATCTTCACGCTCACGATACTTGATATCATCTAACAGGTTCATCGCTATAACTTTTTTACCTGTCCACAGTTCAATCTCTCTACGATACTCAATCGTTTTACCTACTGCATCAGGATCAAGTGCCACAACTATAGTGTCGTAGTCCATAATCTTTTCCATGTGCTTTGCAGTTAGTGATGTACCAAGGATAGCCATGCCTGTCACGTCAGGCACTATGCTTCTCACTATCATAGCTGATATAACATCTTCTACAAGTACAACCTTACGGCCTACACCATCGGTATACCAGTCAGCCTTACCTGTATAGCGATACCATTTAGGATTCTTACGTCTACCTACTGCACGTCCTACTGCATCAATGATGCGGCCCTTGTAGTAGATAGGAAACACTACACGTTCTTGTGCCACATCATACATCAAACCTGGCCTGTCAAATATACCCCAACGATACACGAAACGTTTAAACAGATCGTGCTCTGATGTTGGATGTACCAACTGAGCAGGGATTTCCATTGTCTCAGGCTCTTTAGGTTTAGGTTTTGATTCAGGTTGCATATGTGCTCTTATCTCTGCTGCTGTCATGTCTGTGTCAAACACACCACCCACATCACAGCCTAGCTTGTAACAGTTATACTTTAGTGTGCCAGTATCTATAGATGCGCTGAATGTATTCTTGCCGCCACAGAACGGGCAGTCACCTCTCCAATTACCGTGTGTTGTAACGTCAGAGGCAAACGCTTTATGTTTTTTCCAATCACCCATATCTTTTATTATTCCCTATCATATGATGTTCTTCTGCTTCGCTATGTTCTGCGTGACAATTAGCACAAAGTATTTCGCACTTACGTATCTCTTTTTTGATACGGTCAAGAGTGTAGCGCATCATCTGACCTACAGTAAATTCTTTCTCTTCTGGATTTTTGTGGTTGAAATGTAAAGCTGTACTACATTTTTTGTAACCACATTTACAGCACCCATAACGCATCTTGTAGCGCTTAACAAAAGCTCTACGTTTTGCACAACGTTCTCTTGAACGTCTTTGATTATCTTTCATGTAGGCTTCTTTATTAACTAAGTAGAGTGTTATTTCTCCACTTTTAGACATATAGTAGTTCCTAAACATCTTATCACCCACCATGTCACCCCATCGTAAGGGTAAACCCATAGCTTTAGCTTCCGCAACTTTTAATTTTTTAAGTGGCATCGTCTTCCTCATTTCCTCTCGCTGCTAATGCTTTGCTTGCACCACTGAATGTGTTAACCATGTATGGTTTAACAGATGCTACATTCTTATGTCCAGTTACTTGCATGATACCAATCAAGTCAACCCCACCTTCCATCATCTCTGTCACAGCAGTACGCCGTAAGTCCTGTGCATTTAGTTCACGTGGTAGATTAGCTGCTTCTAGTATGTCATTGATAATAATACCTATTTCGTCTTTGGTGTAAGGTGTATAAGCACCTGCTCTTGGTGTAGGCTTAGGTACTACATATTGTTGAAAGCCAAAGTCTTCCTTTTGTTGACGCAGCATTTTGCACAACCCATCAGATATAGGGAGATGTACTTCTGCGTTGCGCTTGGATTGTAGTAAGTCAAGACGACACCGATCAAGGTCAAGTCCTTGCCAGGTGAGGTTGCGTATGTCACCAACACGCTGCCCCCAATCGTATGCCATGTGGACTATCAATCCCATGCTGCGCCAACGGAAGTCGCTATAAGCAACACTAAGGAAAGTTGATACATCGGATCGGGACCAGACAGTTCTGCGGGGAGGAGTAGAGATAGTCTCTATCAGACTGACTGGATTGTGTATCATAACATCAAACCTCATCGCATGTTTCCACGCCACCGATAACGCAGCCACGCGATAGTTTGCTGTCCGTACCCCTGTCTCTAACCAAATCTCATAGGCTTGATTCAGGTGACGTACCTTAATGCTCTTATTGCGATAACCCCCAAGCTGCTTACCCTCTACTACGGTAGCCGACACCGCACTCAAAGCTCTCTCGTAATCTATCTGTGATGAACCAGATAATCTAGCGAAAGGTTTAGAGTTAAGGTAGAAGTCAATGATCTGCTGGAGAGTAGCAGACTGCTTGGGGATATTCATATTACCAATTCCTCCTCGTTTTCCAGTAGGACCAACAGTAGTTACAATGATCCTTACCTATTATTAAATCTATCAGCCAGCAAATGTTAAACTTACCACGTCTTTTTAAGTCCCAATTCCTGGCTGAGAACGTTTGATTTAGACTGCCTCCTAGTATTACGTTTAGTAGTACACTCAGTGCTGTCATCACTCTTGTCAGGTATCTTGCCAATCCAATGTGTACAGTCATCGTGCGGGTCATCCTCAATATACATAGTCATACAGTAAGTACAACCAAGGTGACATCAGGTACAAACCTAGAAGTCGGGGTACCATACCTCTCCCTTGTCAATGTAGTTACGTTTAATGTCATCAGCTTTTGCCTCCAAATGATCTACATCACTATTACCAATCCAGTATGCATCATCAATCTCACGCATCAACTGGTTGTAATAACCTGTAGCAGGTAGCAAGTGTGACGTATTAAAGATAGGCTTCTTTTGGTACGACATGTTCAACCTCCGTATACCAAAGTTTAGAATTACGTGCTAAGCTATAAGCTTCATTCTTATTACCTGTTGAGTACCAACAGATTAGCTTATGCTCATCATCAAAGAATTTTACACGGTAAGTCATGGTCTACCTCCTAGTTTTTTTACTTTAAGTTTCTTAGGTTTGTCCTTGTGAATAAACACGCGTAAAGGATTGTCTCGTGCTAGTATAGTAATAAAGTCTGCATAGTTTCGTGTTGCCATACTTCGACTACGACTTGCCGTGGCTTGTGGTTTGTTTAGTTTCGACATCCTCTTGTACCTCCTTTATGTACCTAAGAACTATTGCTCTGTTGTGGGACATAACGACTACTTTACCTTCATCGTCATATGCTACCCAATGCTTGTTACGCTGCACTACTTTCATTGATCAAGTGATAGCGTACATAACGCTGACCTGTGACTGGATGTGCTTTACGTACACGGTTAAACTTAACACCAAACTGTTCCAAGTCTAGGATGCGGCGTGGTAGTGACATGATGTTGTACTCCACGATAGCTTCACGATTAGTGATGCTGCCTACAGTTTGCAGGTGCTTCATGATTACGTCTAGTTGCTTATTGTTTGCCATTGGTTTCCTCCTTCTTGTCTGTTACCAATTCATTACAAATGCTGATCAATGTGTCAACACTTTTTTTGGGCAGCCAGGTTACCTCACCTGTTGAGCCATTGCGAATATGCATCTCACCTGTGTCAAACAGATGTGCTCTCCACCCTTGTCCAAGGTCTGCTTGTTTAATTAGTTCCATGTGTCTACCTCCTACAGTAGTTTTAATTGAACAGGTTCCTCATATATTTCTTCTAGTCTTGGGTGCAAGACATCACTGAATTCTATATCGCAGAAGTTACCACAGTCAGGCATGATCATCTTCTGTTTACGTCCTGCCTCAGGATCAAGTTCATCTAAGAACGTATTGCGAATACAGCTATTTCCTACCTGACGTTCAGCCTTTGCCATCTTGTCAAACACCTCAGGAAAATCTTCACGTATCTTATTCCAGTATCCCTTGCCACCTTTAACGCAGCCGATACAGTTGTTGTTACCGTACCCTAAGTTGTACATCACAGGACGTTTAATACCTGCTTGTTCAAGGTAGTACAAAGTCTCAGGTTTAGTCATCTTGTTCTCAATCAAGGGGAACAACGGTTTCGCATCAGGGTATTGCTCCTTGAAACGGATCGCTCTGTTGATCTCCTTCTTGCTGTACTCAAAGCCAAACACTTGACCATCATATTCAAGCTCACGTTCAAGGCGTTGCCGCACACGTTTCTTAAGTACGAGTGTACATCTTGCGCCACCAGGCCCATTGACGTAATTATCTTTCGTGATCACATCAAACTGGTCTTTGTACTTAGGTGGCGCACGTTCAGTTATGATCTCTCTACCGTACC